ATAACGCTCATTATCATGGAACTTTAACTGTAGGAGGTGTTTATTATATGAACCTTGAGAATAATCACAATGGTTGTTATACCGTTACCGAAGAAAGAGATTTTGAGGGTCTTGAGATAACCTCTATCATAGGCATACCTTTTGATGACTGCGATGAATGTACCACTATATCTGATAATAATTTAGACCCAGAGGGAGACCCTGCTCCAAGTTGCCCAGATAGAGTTTTGGTGTTCCAAATATGTAATTCAAACGCTATTAAGGATGACAATTTTGATATATATCTAAATGGCACTAAAATAGGCGATGTTGATTTGAATTATAATGAACTTATAGGTTCTGTTTTTATAGCTTCAACCAACACTGATTTAGCTATAACTGGGGCTGACTTTACCTGTCCTATTGAGGGAATGGTAGTCCACAGATTTGACCCATCATTATTATATTCTGGCACTAACACAATATATATGAAAAACACCCAGAATAATACAAGTGGTAATGCAGGGGTATTAGAGGTTAGGAATTATGAAGTAAGTGGTAATGACTTGTTAAATCCTTGTGATATTCAAGACTTGATTTATACAGGTTCAAGTGGAAGTAATTTCTATCACGAATTTACATTCAATGAATGTTGCCCATAAACAAAAATCTAACACTATTCAATAACTATATTATTTTATTATAAATAAAAACATCATGGAGGGTACAAAAGCAACAACAATTTTAGACGAAATTCTACAGAAGTTGTCCTTGCTTACCAAAGAAGATGAACTTGCTCAGGATATCATGGAAGAAGAAGTCCAAGAGGAAGTGTTGTCTTCCGAAAGTGAAGAGGAAACTGTAGAGGAAGTCGTAGAAGAACTAAACGAAGAGTCAACCGAAGAAGTAGCTGAGGTTGAAGCACAAGAAGAAGAAGTTGAATTGATGGAAGGGTATGTTACCGATGAAGATTTTAAATCTGCCATCTCTGCAATGAAATCTGAGATTGATGCTCTTAAAGAAGCTGTTAAAGGTGAATTACAAGAGTACAAGAGTCAAAAGGAAGATTTGTCTAAGCAATTAGAGAAACTATCTGAAGAACCTGCTGCCGAACCAATCAAACATAGTCCAGAGGCAGAATCAAAAGGAAAATTGGACATAAACCTAAACAACTCTAACAGACCCGCTAGTACTATGGGCAGAGTTTTAAGTAGAATTAATTCATAAATAATAAATAACTAAAATCAATTAAAATGGCAGGAGGCGAAAGTTTAACCACACCGATAACCACTACTTATGCAGGGGAGTTTGCAGGAAAATATATTTCCGCTGCCCTATTGAGTGGTTCAACATTGGCAAATAATCTAATTACGATTAAACCCAATGTAAAATTCAAAGAAGTACTAAAGAAAGCTGTATCTGGCGATATCGTAGCTGATGCAACTTGCGACTTCACTAAATCAACAGGAGTACTTACTTTGAGTGAGAGAATCCTACAACCTGAAGAATTTCAAGTAAATTTGGAGCTTTGTAAAAAAGATTTTGTATCTGACTGGGAAGCAGTTCAGATGGGATATTCTGCTTACAGTGACCTACCCCCAAGTTTCTCTGATTTCTTGATTGCACACGTTGCTGACAAAGTAGCTCAAAAGGTAGAGCAAACTGTATGGAATGGTACTAATGCAACAGCAGGAGAATTTGATGGATTCCTTACTACACTAGGAGCTGATACTGACGTTAATGATGTTACTACTTCTGAAACATCTGTAACTGCTGCTAACGTAATCCAAGAGCTTGGAGCTACTGTAGATTTAATTCCATCTGCCGTATACGGAAAAGAAGATTTGACTGTTTATGTCGCTCCTAACGTATATAGAGCTTATGTAAGAGCTTTAGGTGGATTTGCATCTCAAATTGGAGCAGCAGGTACTGACAACAAAGGTACTCAGTGGTTCAACGGAGGAGCATTGACATTTGATGGTATCAACGTAGAGTTGGCACAAGGTCTACCAAGCAACAAAATGGTTGCTGCTGAGAAATCTAACTTGTTCTTTGGAACTGGTCTATTATCTGACCACAACCAAGTTAAAGTTATCGATATGGCTGATATTGATGGGTCTCAAAACGTAAGAATCGTTATGAGATATACCGCAGGTATTCAGCATGGAATTGGTGGAGATATTGTACTTTACTCTATCTAATAAATAATTAACCAAGAAATAAGGGTGGGTAAGCCAAGTGCCTACCTACCCTTTTTCATTTAAAACATAAAAGATATGAGTTGTGATTTAACTGGTGGAAGACTAAAGCCATGTAAAGATGCTGTAGGTGGTATAAGAAAAATTCATTTTGTGGATTTCGGAGATTTAGGAGCGGTTACCGTTGGTTCTAATGACGAAGTTACAGATATGGATGGTACTTTTACTTATCACACTTACGATGTTAAAGGTAATTCTTCCTTAGAGACAAATATTCAAAGTTCTTTAGAGAATGGAACTACATTCTTTGAACAAGTAGTAAATGTAACACTCCATAAATTAAGCAAAGAGGATAATAAGGAATTGAAGTTAATGGCATACGGAAGACCTCACGTTTTCCTTGAAACTTTTGACGGAAGCCTTCTTCTTGTAGGGAGAGAGCATGGAGCTGAGGTAACTGGAGGAACTATGGTTAGTGGAACTGCGATGGGAGACCTTCAAGGATATACCTTGACTCTTACCGCAAACGAGACTACCATGCCTAATTTTGTTGATGGAGCTACTACTGCTGACCCATTCGTAGGTATGACTTCTGCTACTGATACAGAATCTACACAAAGAGCAGTATAATATTAACATTATATTGTAGATTTAAAGAGAGGGCTTTATGCCCTCTTTTTTTTGTTAATACAAAACAAAATCGTACTTTGATGTTACTTTAGTATGGAGATTCTAACAACTTCGACAGATAGTCAATCATTGAAGATTATAACAAGAGCTGATGCCAGTTCACCTACTTTATCCTTAACAGATAAATCCACAAGAACCACATCTGATGTTAGTGTCTCAAAGACCTCAGAAAGCGATTACATGGTGCTTACAGGCACTTTCTCACTTAAAGAGGGTAATCAGTATACCTATAGGGTAAAAGATGGCTCTACGGAGATATATAGAGGTTTGATATTCTGTACTGACCAAACTGGTTTAGATAAGTATTTTGCTAATACTGGAGAATATGTAGAGGAAGATAGCTACGATAATGATTTTGTTATTATATAATGAGTAAGAATAAATCAATCAAAATGGCAAGAAATAGAGCCAATGTAAACTCAATAGTTAAAAAGGTAGAACAGTCTATTCACGTTATAGGATTGTCATCCTACAGTAGACCAGAGGTCAGTGAGAATGGCAGGAATGATTGGGTTGAATACGGAGATGAAAACGATTATTTTGATTATCTAATAGATAGGTACAATGGGTCTCCGACTAACAATGCCTCTATAAACGGAATATCAGAAATGATATACGGTAAAGGGTTAGATGCCACAGATAGCGAAGATAAACCTGCTGAGTATGCTGAAATGAAAAAGCTACTTAGAAAGGATTGCATGAAGAAGGTATGCTATGACTATAAGATGATGGGACAGGCTGCTGTTCAGGTAATATACAGTAAGGATAGGAGTAAGATTGTTCAAGTAGAACACATGCCAATCGAAACGTTAAGAGCTGAAAAGGTTTCTAATGATGGTGAGATAAAAGCATACTACTATTCTTCTGACTGGATTAATATAAAACCAAGCGATAAGCCTAAACGTATTCCTGCTTTTGGCACTTCAAACCAAGGGATAGAGATTCTATATATTAGACCTTATAGAGCAGGTTTCTACTACTACTCTCCTGTAGATTATCAAGGAGGGCTACAGTATGCAGAGCTTGAGGAAGAAATAGCAAACTACCATATAAACAATATTCAGAATGGTCTTGCACCATCGATGCTTATCAACTTCAATAATGGAGTGCCAGATAAGGAACAGAGAGATGAAATAGAAAGAGCTATATACAATAAATTTAGTGGTAGTTCTAATGCAGGGAAGTTTATCCTAGCTTTTAACGACAGTAAAGAATTAGCTGCTACTATAGAACCTGTACAACTTACAGATGCCCATCAACAATACCAGTTCCTTTCTGATGAGTCCATGAAAAAAGTCATGGTATCCCATAGGATTGTATCTCCAATGCTTGTGGGGATTAAGGATAATTCTGGTCTTGGTAATAACGCAGAGGAATTACAAACAGCATCCGTACTGATGGATAACACTGTTATAAGACCAATGCAAGTTACTATTCTTGATGAATTGGAAAGAATACTTGAGTATAACAATATAGATTTAGATGTATACTTTAAGACATTACAACCTCTTGAATTTACAGATTTAACCAATGCAGTTACTGAATCTGAAATAGAGAAAGAGACTGGTGTTAAAAAGGACTCTCAACAAACAGAAGTTGAACCCCAAACAGAAGAAGAATAATGGCAACAGCTTTATTTATAAAACGTCAAGATTTAGTAAAGAATACAGCTCTTAGTGGTAATGTAGATACTGACAAGTTTATACAATTCATTAAACTAGCCCAAGAGATTCATGTTAGAAATTATCTTGGAACGGATTTATACAATAAGATTAGTGCGGATATAATCGCAGATACTTTGGCAGGAGACTACCTAAGTTTAGTAAATGATTATATTCAGCCCATGTTGATTCACTTCGCAATGAGTGAGTATCTTCCTTTTGCAGCCTATACAGTTGCCAATGGAGGTGTATACAAACATACAAGTGAGAATAGTCAGTTGGCAGAGAAGACGGAGATTGATATATTGATAGCAAAGGAAAGGGATTATGCTGAGTACTATGCCAATAGATTTATAGATTACATGAGTTTTAACGCATCGTCTCTATTCCCTGAGTACTATACTAACAACAATGAGGATATATATCCAGATAAGGATGCGCTTTTTAATGGTTGGGTATTTTAATTATGGGGTACAAGAAAAAGAAGACTAAGGTTAAAACCACCTACAAGCCTAAAAAAGAAAACGAAATAAAGTTAAATAGTTATATTATAAAGGAAAAGATTTAAATGGCTAATTCAATAGGTTGGGGTAAGATTTACTGCTTTACAGAGTTCGGAAACGAAGATTTTACTGTAGCAGAGGCGATTCCTCATTTTTCATCTCCTGATTGCTTTTTAGATTCTTTAGAAGGAGGAC